CCCTCCTACAATAATCTATTTGTAGATAGTATCTTTAACAACAGTACGCCCGTAAACTCCGCAGAGTCTAGAACACCGTTCATTCTAGTTTTGGCCAACTCAAGGAGCTGACTTGTCGTAGCTAAGATTAACGTGTTTGCTACTAACACGTAATGTGGTACTTATTTTACCATGCCTACCACTAGCATGTTATTCAACTGCACACCATCCAATTATGTCTGTCCTAAAGGTATAGGTGAATAATAAATAGTTGGCACATTCAAAAAGAAATGGTAACAAAAATCTGGTCCAATGGATACATAAGAATCTAATCTGACGTATTTATCGTTAGGACCCTCGATTGGGCACCATGTTGCTCTTGTTTGAATAGCATCCACATTACTATTATCAACACCTGAACCTAAGGTTCGGAGAGTAGGAGATGTTCCATAATAACGCTTATTATTGAACATTGGACAATTAACCGCTAAACCAGATTGAGTTCGAGTATTAGTCAAACCCCTTCCAGTCAAACCTGAAACATCAGTTAACATTGATTGCCCAAGTGACTCTGAGGCGTTAACATTTAAAACTAAAAGTTTTTCGGTATATCCAGCTGTAGTTAATACAGAATTAGATCTTACAGTTGACATTTCAGGTATAACTGATGAAGTTAATGCATTATATTGCCAATTGATACTTCCTCTATGTGCAAGAAAGCAAATACCAATCCAATTGATCGGTGTATGATAACAAAAGTTATATGGATAAGGATTCAATGGATCCACTGTTCCAGTTGCAGTATATAGAGCATTTGGATCATACCCCGGATACTGGGGCATTCTACTTGTGGTAGCAGAAAGTGTAGTTAATCTACTTGTTGATCCAGCTGTTGATAAAAAAGAAGTGTGTTTACAAGCTCTTCTCATCAATTGTTTAAAATTGGTGATATTTTCACCAAAATATAATAAATTCAATGAGCCTGGTGTTTCACTATCTTCAAACAATGGAACTGATCCTTTTGTTTCATCATAATTGACAACATCCTTAGATTGAAGAGTATAATATGTGTATTCCCTAGAAATTTCTTTTGGAACGGCAAATTCCATATTCTCTCCCCAAGAGCTAATAACTAATGATATTGGTGCATTGGCAACTGGAGAACTCTGTTCTGTAAATACAGACATAGAAAGTATACCATTATCCGATGATGTACCTGGATCACTAAATGATCCTGTACCAATCTTTTCGAAGTTGTTGTCACTAACTCGACTAAACGAAGCTGGTTGCAAATAAGGTATGCGAACTATAATGTCTGAATTCTCTTGAATATCAAATATCTCATTATAATTAGTTGCATAACTAACTGTTGCACCTGAAGTTGATTCTACAGGATCCCAACGAATTCGTAATCTTCCTCTATGATAATCAGTACAAATAGCACGAATTCTGAATACAATATCACCTCGCCAGTATTGGAACATTCTAGATGCCAAAGCCATAGGCGTATGATATATCATCAAATGAGGTGCTTCAGTTACAGAATCTACTCTTTGCTGAACTGGATTAACAAAAGCCGAAAACAACACAGTTCCAGTAGCATCTGATGTCTCCCACAGAAATTGATTCAAATAGCTTTCTCGTCTGCAGAAAGCTTCAATATCCAACTCATCGGCATCTGGTGCACCAATAGCATTCCCTGACATAACTAACTCTTGTTGAGGGTCTAAAGTTAATTTATCAATAGGTTGTGATATATCAGCAGATGACATAGCGTGAAATGGTAATGATTTATAGGGTTGAACCTTACTTATAACTGGAGTATCTGTACACCCATAAGCTTGAGCCAATGAGGAAACACACGTTGCTGCCGTACTAACAGCTGATAGTGCCTGAGCTTCATTTTCCAAACCAGCAAAGTTCGCAATTTTAGCTGCAACCTTAGTTGCACGCGCAATTGCTGAACTAGGTCCAGAAATAGTACCTTCTCGACACTTATGTTGCTCCATGGCAACTTTTAATGCGGGTTTCTTTTGAATTGGTGCAGACACATTTGACATTGGCATTTTCTTACGATTGGTAGATTGTAATGCAACTCTAATGGTTGGACCACAAACTTGCACATCCTCAGCCCAAGCAAAAACTTGAATATCAACTGGACCTCCAACCCCGGTATTAGCAAAAGCCAAATCAACAACAGACCTGATGGTTAAATCACCAACAGCTCTCAATTCATCAGCTATTGAACATCTGATCCAATTTTCAGTTCCCAAAAATGGTAGTGACATTTCACCACCCTGACTCTTACTCGGATAACACCAAATATGTGGTCTTTGGGATAATGCTACTACCATCTCATCAGTATTTGATGGTGCTATTGGAGCTGTTACTAAACTTGTGGTTGGTTCATAAAATGCACCAAATAAACCATAATAAAATGGTGACGCATTAATTACTACTTTGACATGTAAATTGCATCTTAGAAAGGCATAATGATTTAATTTCACCTTGATTGCGGAATCATTAAAAAATAAATGCCAAACATCTAAAGTGTAATCAAGACTTGTTCCTAATAACCATTGGGCTGTATCAATTAACACTGGTCTAGATAAGAAATTAGCTAAACCAGCATCATGTCTAATGGAATCAGTATAAGAGTTGTCATTAACATGCTCAAATAACTCTATGTTTCCAGCTTCAGCATCAACAAAAGTTGTAGTTTGAATCTTATTGTCATTCGCTTCACTAACTTCAAGCGCTGATGCTGTGACAACATCAGAACTTTGTAAAGTGTGCTCACCATAAGATCTACTACGTTTTAAAGTCATTTTATCATTCTTCAGATTCTGGACTTCATCAGTCTGAAGCGCACGGGTAAACCCCCGTGTCACGGCGTCCGTAACTGACGGACTCAGTACAACTCTAACGGAGTTGCCACGTAAACAATTATTTCCAGCGAGTTTATCTTTTATAGACTGCCCTTAGGCAAACTCAAGCCATAGGGTGTCTTTTTCCCAGGCAACTAACCAAACCCTCTCTAAATAGAGATTTTGAGGAACGCTCCGGTAGGTTTGCTATACAAATCCATTATACAAATTTTTTAAGGGAAACATTTTAAATGTATAGGTAACTATTTGCATAGGAGTGATTGTGGTTAAGAACTTCACTCAAAGTCCTTTTTACATAAATATACTAAGGAGACTACGTCCTCCACACAACGTCCTACTAATTATAAGGATAATAGAAAATCCTGAATTTGGGTTTAATCCCTCATATCGTCAGCTATCGCTGAACGTTTGAGGTACTCATCCAATAGTTCACCATATGTAGGCAAAATAGATTCATTAGAATATTTTTCAATATCTAAATCTTGGATGATAGTCTTAAACATAATTCTCTTTGTTTCAAAGACTGATTTACCATAAAAGAAATATTCTCTAATGGCGCTGGATATTACGGAAAGAGCCTGTTCTTCTTCTGTAATTGTTTTAGATCTTACCCAAACTGTTAACATTTTCTCAATTGAGTCATGTTCAAGTGGAGCAACAATTCTTCCTATATCTTGATCAAAAACAAATGATCGCTTAAGAAATGAGGTGTCTTTAATATTTATATAAGGAATACTCTCTGCTTCCTTATCAGCCATAGTATATTTAACACCAATAGTAGCTAATTGTTGAGCAATAGCTGTATGTGTAAACCAGGGAGCCTCATCAGAAACTCCCATAATATTATCATGTCCATACGTCATAAGACTTACATGTTTTTTGAAATTAACACAATTCTTATCTGGATTTGATAGAGTGTATGCATATCGCATATACAATGAATTTACAATACAATTTATGATCACAGTTAGAGGATGACCCGATGGATTTTGGCCAAAGAATTGAATTAAATCACCATTGAAATCTTGAAATGCAAAAGCTGTATCATATGCAATACACCTCATTGCTTTTTCATCGTCTTCAGTATAATTACCGCTCTTCATACACACTTTCATGATAATTTCAAACGCTTTTAGTATAAACACTGCAGCCATTTTCTTATCGAATTTGGCAAAATCACCTGCAATCAATTTATCTTCTCCAAAAGCAATTAAATATTCGTACAAGTGTTCCCATTCTGAACACTGCGCTATAATACCTGGAGCACCCTCAAATAAATATTTTCGAGTTTGCATCAAGCGGATAAATGATAAGTAATACTTTCGAACAATAATAACCCACGGGAAATTAGCGCCAGCAAAGACTCTGGTTTTTCCCATATCTCGTTTTTTGAAGGAAACTGGTTCATCTTTCAAATGTGAACAAAATACTGGTGAGGCTGTTGAATTATTATCATAACATTCTTGATACAAATCCATCATGTCTCTGATTTCAGATGTGATTTCCACTGGATCATTCAAATCATGCATTGGCTCAATTGCCACTATGAAATGTTTTTTTGATTTTTTCCAAGGAAATCCTGCAGAAGTGTTTCTTGCAATTTTTGATACATAATTGACACAAGCTGCTCCATTGACAGCAGTAAATTCATCATATTTATGTAATAAAGCATAATCTTCTGTTGTCATAGATTTCAATATATCATTCAAGAAATTATCGAACACTCGTCAAGAATGCGTGTATCTACACTGGTTGATATATTTAATGTATCAGTTGCCGCTAAATTCCATGGTCGCAAATCGAAGACAGGGGCAGTATATTTAACAGTATATCCATTAGCCAACATTTGTTCAATCATGAGTGTTTCTTGTACACGCGACTTATGTTTTGCTCGAAATGAGCTTACAAACGATCCGTATACATTGGCACTACCTGTTGGAATATATCTCACACACGATTTAGCGTGTAATTTTGATATTTTTTCAATAGTTTTTCCAGATTGTAATATTGGTGGAGAGGTGTTAACAAAGAATGATTTACCAAACTCTTTAAAGGTGTTAATTTGTTGTGATGTCACAACAGCTGATATAGCAGAAGTATCAGCTCCAGCCATATGAAT